GCCGGAAGGCGGCACGGCTGGCCCCATTGCGGTGGCTCTGGCGGTGAACGGTGAGCCCAGGCTGACAAGCCGGGCCATCGTCACCCCGGCGGCAGTTGAGGAGTTTTTCAATGTCACATCTACGGCCATCATCACAGTGCCGAAGGGCTGCTGCTACTCGCTGTCTCTGCGGGCGGTGCCCGCTTCCAGCGATCCTACAGTGACCCCGGCCCCCGTGATTGAGCTGCAGAACGCCAACCTGGTTATTAACCGGGTAGCCTGAGAGGAAGGAGGAAAAAACCATGGATTACACCAAAGACCTGCATGAGCTGTGCGAATCTCTGAGCGAGCAGCTGGCGGATGTTACCCGCCGGGTCCGCAAAAACGGCATGTCCTCCGGCGATCTGGAGACCATCGAAAAGCTCACTCACAGCCTGAAGTCCATCAAGAGCGTCATCGCCATGACGGAAGGCGAGGAAGGGTACAGCGGATACTATCCATACATGGGAGGCGCCTACACCGACGGCGGCAACCACGGCGGCTCCTACGCCCGCGGACGGATGAACGCCCGGCGGGACAGCATGGGCCGCTACTCCGGCGAGCGCGGATACTCCAGAAACGATCTGGCGGACAAACTGCGCGAGCTGATGGAGGAAGCGCCGGACGATCGCACCCGTCAGGAGATCAGGCGGCTGGTCGAGAAAATGGAAAACGCCTGAGGAGGTGCGGCCCGTGATCACTGAGCAGGATCTGCAGGAGGCTATCGCCGAATGCCAGGGCCAGCGCAACCCAAACGCCAGCACTGCCATCAAGCTGGCCGCGTTTTACACAATCCGCCGGGAGCTGTATGGGGAAGAAAAGCAAGCCGCGCAGCTCCCCGGCTACTCCTTCTCCCCTGCTCCGGCTTCAACCGTGGATCCGCTGATCCGGAACGACAGCGACAGCGAATTCGCCCGGACGATTGACGGCAGGCCCCAGAGGGAAATCTGGCCGCTGATGGATGAAATGATGGACACCATTCAGGCGATCCATCCCCGACTGTATCGCGCAGTTATGGAGAGACTCCGGTGAAAACTGGGGTCTCTTTTTTGCGGAAAAATGTGTGTTTTTCTGTCTTTGGGGGTTGACTATACAATTTTAAAGTTGTATAATACAATCAGCCGGAAGGGAACCGGCAAGAAAGAGGAGGGCAAACACGATGATAACCTACAAGACAAACCACGCCACCACCTCAAAAGGAATGACCGAATGGTACTTCGGAAAAGCCTTTGTAGCAAGCATGACCAAAAAGGCCAAGAGAGAAAACGTGAAGAGCGGAAAAACAGAATTCCGCTTCTGGCAGGAAGGCACCGGATACCTGACCATCAACATCCGCTGAGAAGGAGGGCAGCACGATGAAGTACACACTGAACGGCAAGAAGGTCAGCAAAAAGGCGGCATACAAAGCGATCCGGGAGCTGATCCCCGACGGCGGCATACAGTACCTGGACAACGTGATCACCAACTGCAAAGAAAACGGGATCGAAAGCGTTACCCTGACGGTTGGCACCAAGGGCACCCTGAAGATTGAGTTTTGAGAAGGAGGGAAAACAATGAAGGCGATTTACGTAGGGCTTGGCGGCACGGCTCCGGGAGAATGGAAAGACGGCTGCTGCATTTGGCACCACACCAAGATGTACGTTCAACCACTGATCGAGGGGATCAGCGAGAGCCTCTGGAAGCGGATCTACAGCGAGACGAACGAGATCAGGCCGATGTACGGCAAGGACGGATCGGCGGTTTACACCGACATCGATGAATACCAGATTGTTCGGATGATCGGAAACAAACGGATCAAGATCGCCAACATCACGGAGGTTGGCTGACACCGGCAGACGGGACCCGGGAAGCCGGATCTCGTAGCCGATGCCAGACATCGGAGAAAGAGAGGGCAAACACATGGGCACATGGAAGGAGTACATTGAGCGGATGCGCTCCAAGTGGATCGGGAAAGAGGTTTCTTACAATGGTAAAGCATTCACGGTGGTCGATGTGGACTACAACGGCAGCCTGATGATCAATCTTCCGTCACGGTTCAACCAGACAACGGCCATCGATGAAACAATGTTGGATAAGCCCACAGAAAGGAGATCATGATGAAATACTATCTGGCTTACGGATCCAACCTCAACAAGCAGCAGATGCGGCTCCGCTGCCCGGACGCGGTTCCGGTAACGACCGCCTCGGTCCAGGACTATCAGCTGGTCTTCCGGCGCGGGGTTCTCACGCTGGAGCCCAGTCAAGGCACATCCGTACCGGTGGCGATCTGGAGCATCAGCGAACGCGATGAGAAGCACCTCGATGTTTACGAGGGCTTTCCAGCCTTCTACCACAAGGAAACGTGGCCCATCATGGCATCGATCGATGGGAAAGACCGTGAAAGCGTTTCCTGCATGGTGTACATCATGAACGACGGCTACCCTATTCAGGCGCCGTCGGACAACTACTTCTACACCGTTTATGGAGGTTACAAGGATTTCGGGCTATACACCGGACCGCTGGTCCAGGCATACGAACAGGCGAAATGGGGTGATGACGAATGAAGAAGGCTGAGATCCATTTCAGCAGTTCAGGACCTTCCGGCAATATTTTTCACATCATGGGCAAGGTCCGCCAGCAGATGCAGAAGGAGCGCCGGATCACCGATTGGAATAATGCATGGGAGCGGATCCAGCAGACCGACTATGCTGGAGCCCTGGCAATCATGCGGGAGCTGGTGGATCTGATTGACGATGATGGGAGGTGCTGAGGATGAAGAAGCAATGGCTGGTCTTCTTCTATGCCGGCAGAGAGCTGCTCCGCTACTCTCTGGCCGGCACTTTCCCAGGCGAACGGGAGAACACGATTCAGCTGCTGGCTTCGGAGCATGACATCCCGGCCAGCGCGATTTACTACGCGATAGTGAAAGCATGAGGAGGCAATCATGATTGATGACCGCACCAGGCAGATGATCGAATGGTACCTGCCGAATCCTCCGGATCCGGATCTGGATGATGGCGAATACTATTACCTGCAGTCCACGATGAAGGGTGAACAGGTAATCAAGGTCTACCCGCTGGACATCTTTCCGGTCCGCGATGGCACCGAGTACGGAATCTACCAGAAACGCGGCGGTCAGCTGCGCTGGGTGGACGTGGGATATGCTGATCATAACCGCGGATGCCGGAAGCATGACCTGTACGACAACAAGCAGGACTGCAAGGATCGCACCCATTACTGGGATGATAACTGGGAGAACCTGCGGGAGTTCCAGAGGAAGGAGGGACTTCTGTAGATCTCCACTACCGTTTATACTACCAAACTTGGTCGTGAATGATCATTTTTACCTGATTTGGACATCGCAGAATTGTATCAGAAAACCCTCGGAGGCTTTAATCTCCGAGGGTTTCTTCTGTGGCTCAAATAGGACTCGAACCTATGACACTCCGGGTATGAAGTGGAGTTTTGCCGGAACCGAAATGCTTTATTTTTCGGGCTTCTCAGCCTTTTCGGATTCTTGTACACTACCATTTCCACTACCAAACGCCTTTTTTAACAATTTTTCGGCTTCCGTTTTGCTCCTGTTGTCCCTGACTTCATCGTAGATCTTCATGATCATGGTGGCGTCCGCGTGGCCCATCCATTCGATCATGGTGTGCAGCTCGACACCGTTGTCCCGGCCCCAGGTGCAGAAGCTGTGCCGGAGATCATAGGGCACCACAGTAAATTCGATCCAGGGCGGCAGGGTTCCTCCATCGTCCAGAATTTTTTTATGTTCCTTCGTTTTGCCGTACCAGCGTTTGTGCATCCCATTGATGGCGGTTTCCATGCAAACGCGGTAGGACTCCATCGCGTTGCGCCATGTGGTGGAGGTGATCTGCTTCCCCTTGGCGCTGGTGATCAGCAGGCCTTTCCGGTCCTTCAGAGCTTCCTCGACAGGCGGGAAGATCGGCACGTCCCGGATGGCGTTTTTTGTTTTGCCCTTCTCCGTGATCTCGTACTGGTTGTTCCCCTTCCGGTGGGCCGTTTCGGTGATATGCAGCACCCCGGCGGTCTTGTCGTAGGCCTTCTGGATGGTCATGGCCTTGGCCTCCTGGGGCCGGATCCCAGCGTACAGCATGGTGATGACGGCGGGATATGCCCGGTGGTCATGGCAGAAGGTCAGGATCCATTTCCGTTCCTGCTCCGTGATGGCCCGATGGCTGCCTACGGAGCCTTTGTGGGGCTGCGCGGGGCGCTCCCGGGCCGGGTTGGACCGAAGATAGCCGTCAGAGACGGCGGCGTCAAACAGGGCGCAGAACAGCTGCTTTCCCGCCTTGATGTAGGAGTTGGAGAGGCCCGCGTATTCCTCAGAGTACACCGCTTTGACCTGAGACGGCTTGACGGCGGTGATCAGCGTGTCCCCCATGGACTCCGTCAGCTTTTTCAGGTGGATGCGCAGGCCAACCTTCGTGGTTTCCGCGACGGTCGGGTATGCCCGGTCGATCCAGCGCTCCGCGTACTCCCTGACGGTCGGAACGTTCAGCAGGTCGGCCTTCTCCAGCCGCTTGTATTCTTCGCGCTGAGCGAGGCAGTTTTCCTCATCCAGGGAATAAAACCACTGGTCCTTGTACCTGCAAACATAATAGCCATCACTGCGCCGCTTCAGGCGCTGTTTCTTCGGTCTTGGCATCAGTTATTCACCTGACATGTGAAAATGACGCCGCCATCCTTCGTGCGCTGCATAATAGCCTGCCCTTTCTCAGTTATGTATGGGTATGTAGTTCTATCACGTGCGGCCAGTTTGAAACTCAACATGATCCAACCGGCGACATCCGAAGGCTTTGTTTCAAGCATGGTGTCACAGATAGCCAGACATTGATACAGGGCATCCCCCATTTCGCCCGGATCAGGCACCAGCACGAATGCCATGTCAATTTCCTTCATGGAAGCGCCGAAATATGACACGGTGGATGATCCATATTCGCAAGCGAAATAAATACCCTCATCCCTTGGCAACTCTATAAAAGCATCAAACTCCGGGAAATCATAGACAGATGCCTCAATGTTATATTGGGCCGTCCAATAATAAAGATTTTCAGACGCGCTGCACGGCGCAGCCACGGTCAGAAACACCGTAGCCAACAAAACGGCCAGCAATTTTTTCATGCGCTCCCCTCCACTTCTTCGATCGTTCGGTCGCTGTAGAAGTCATTGTTTTCCAGGTGCTTCATTTCATGTAGGAATGCTTTCCTGCGAGCCTCCGGGGAAAGACTGTCGTTAATGTAAATATTCGGGAATTCGGTTCCGTCGTCCGTCAGCATGACGGCGCCGTGGATATCACCAGGCAGGTTGGCTGGGCGGCAACAGAATTCTCCTTCGCAAAGCTTCATCTATCACTCACCCTCCGTCGGCTTCAGAGCCTTCAGCATCTCCGCGGCTGCGCGGATGTGTTCCGGGTTCGCGTTCCTGGCAGCGTCGAACAGCAGGCGCGTGTTCGGATCACGGCGCAGCTGCTCCCGGATCTGCATCACGTCTTCATCCTCTTGGCCTTTCTGAGAGGCTTCTGTTAACGGGCGATAGCCAAGCACAACCCCTGGATCCACTTCGAACAGATCGGCGAGCTTCCGCAGGCGGTCCCCAGATGGATCTTTTTTTCCGTGTTCCCATTCGCTCACCGTTGGGCGAGCGACGCCTACAAGGAGAGCTAACTCCTTCTGCTGCATCCCGGCTCTTTCTCGCAGTTCCTTCACAATGTTCATCGTAGCACTCCTTTCGCACGTTTTTAGCTAAAATTATATTACCATAAATTTTAGCTAAAATAAACAGAAAATAAGTAGCAGTTAGCTATTGACTTTTAGCTACAATTCGCTTAAAATAGCCTTGAGCGAACCGAGAGGAGGGGAACGATGAACAGAATTAAGGAAATTCGGATCCAGAAGGAGATGACGCAGACCGCGCTGGCGAAAGCGACTGGTCTCTCCTCTCCTTTCCTGCACGATCTGGAGAACGGCAAGCGCAATGCGAAACCTGCTACTATGCGGCGCATCGCCAGTGCGCTCGGATGCACGGTGGAGCACCTTATCGTGAAGGGAGGGCAGAACGATGGAGCGGCTTCTTAGCGTGCGCGATCTAATGGACCGGTACCAGTGCAGCCGTCAGACGGCCATCCGGCACATGCAGAGAATGGAGCACATGGAACGGCCCTACATGGTGACGGAGCGGGCGCTGAATGCCTACGAGAAGAGCAGGACGGTCAACCCTCCGGAGCTGGTCCGGGCGGCAATGATGGCTGAAAAGCTGCGGAAGCGGCAGAAAGGAGCGTAAAGCATGAAAAATTTGGAAAAACTGGTCAGCGGCCTGGGCGGCATGATCGTCACCACGCCGAGCGAGGTCAGCGGCAAGATCCTGAAGATGGTGGCCTGCCCGTACGAATCGGTGGAAGATCCCGACGCGCTGGAAATCGACGGCTGCCCGAGCGACGCGCAGTGCGCCGAGTGCAAGGGGCGCTGGTTGATGAAGGAGGCAGAGTGATGCAAGGGCGCCTGAAGCGCATGGAGCGCAGGATGAGACCGCAGCGGCCCCGCCCGATGCCTACCGCAACGATGGAATACGCGGACGACAGCAGCCGGGTGCCGGATACGATCCGGGTCAGCTTTGAGGACGGCACCACGGCTATCTACGACCGGCGGGAGGATCAGCCCGCGCCCCTGCTCTATGAGAGCATTCGGATCATCCGAAAGTGGCACGGCTACACTCCGCCAAGCCTACGGAAGGAGAAAGACTGATGCGGAAGATCAACGGGAAATACTACCGGAAGTTCAAAAGCGCCATGGGCCGGGTTTACTGGATCGAGATGAGCATGGACGAGGTCATGGCGCAGGATCTGTACCGGGGGCTCCTGGTGCTGACGCCGCTGGTCATGATCGGGATCTTCGCCTTGGCCGCGGGGCTGATCTGAAACGGAGGGCAAACATGGACAATTTCGACGATACCAACGAGCGGGTCAGGAAAGCGCTGGAAGCCCTGACGGACGCGGAGAACTGGATCGATGACGCGGGCAACAACTGCGGGAACGCGCAGATGGATGGCTGGTTCACGGAGATCTACGGGCAGATCGAGGACTTGGCCAGCGACATCCGGGTCGGAATGAAGCGCTGGAAGGAAGAGGTCGCATGATGACACAAAAAAGCCGCCAGGCTGCGGAACCGGGCGGCTGGACTGTTGAGGGCAAACACAACAATCACTACTGAGATTATACACCCAGCAGAGAGAAACGTCAATGAAAAAAAGGAGGATATGCCATGAGTGAGATGGCGGCGGTACTGGATGAAGAACTGCAGGAAGACGAAGAGTTGCTGATCCTCGACGATCTGAGCGCGGAGCTTGAGATCCAGAAGATCAAGGACGCGGAGGAACAGTGCGAGCGCTCCTGCGCATGGTACGAGGAAATGATCCGGCGGGCGCAGGCCAAGCGCGACCGGATCCGGGAGACCGCGGAGCGGAACCTGCGCAGCTACTTCGAGATGCCGGGGCTGCCCCGGAAAGCGGCAAAAACGCAGGTTAGCTACGAGCTGCGCACCGGCAAGTTGGTGCTGAAGGCCCAGGAGCCGGAGTACGACCGGCAGGAAGATCAGCTGTGCAAATGGCTGAAGGACAACGGCAAGGCAGGCATGGTCAAGACCAAGGAAAGTGCCGACTGGAAGGAACTGAAGAAAGAGCTGAAGGTCGCGCCGGACGGAAAGAGCATGGTCACCGCGGACGGCGAGATCGTGCCGGGGATTACGGTGATCGAACGGGAACCGAAATTCTCGGTCTTGGTGAAATAAAAGGAGGGCAAGCACATGGCAATCAGTTTTGAAGACATCGCCCGGGTCAATCAGGGACTGGGCACGGTGGACGTCAAGGGCAAAGAGTATGTGGTTGTACCCCAGCGGGTCAAGGCCTTCCGCATGCTCTATCCCCAGGGCTTCATCATCACGGACATTCTCAGCAGCGACGGCACCATGGTGGTCATGCAGGCCAAGGCTGGATACTACGATGAAAACGGCAACCCGGTTACCCTCGGCACGGGGCTGGCTTTTGAAAAGCCGGACAGCAGCTACATCAACAAGACCAGCTACATCGAAAACTGCGAGACCAGCGCCATCGGGCGGGCGCTCGGGTTCCTGGGGCTGGGCATTGACGGCGCCATTTGCAGCGCGGAAGAGCTGATCAACGCGCAGAACAACCAGAAGGCCAGCGAGCGGAAGACCCAGAATCAGCCGCAAACGGGCCGTCAGGGCGTGACGATGACAACGGGAGGAACGGTTCCCCCCACAACGCAGAGCGCCCCACAGACGGCCACACAGGCCCAGAAACCGGCGCCCGCTCCGGCGGCTCAGCCCGCGCCGGAAACCCCGGCGGCTTACATCAAGAGGATGATCGGCCAGATGCAGCAGGACTTCGGCCCCAGCTTCAACTTCATGGCGGCTCGAAAGGCGCTGATCGACGGCGGGCAGATTCCCAACAAGCCCAGCGCGGAGATCAAGACCATGGAAGAAGCACAGCAGATGGTCAAAGCGTTCTACGATAACTTCGGTGACCTCGGAAAGAAGGCTGGCTGATGAGAGGGCGGCTGACAGGCTTCACCCTGGACCGTGACGGCGAGCGGCAAAACATCACCGTCACGGTCGCCGCCGACTTCAGCGAAACCTACGACGAGCTGAAGGATGAAGAGGTTGAGGTCGAGATCAAGAAAGCGGCGAAGCACCGGAGCCTGGAAGCCAACAGATATTGCTGGGTGCTGATCGACCAGATCGCGGAGAAGACCCACATCAAAAAAAGCGAGGTCTACCGCGCAGCTATCCGGGAGATCGGCGGAGTCAGCCAGTGGGCCGACATGCCGACGGATGCGGTGGAGCGGTTCCGGCGCATCTGGGAGGGACACGGGCTCGGCAACCAGGTCGAGATCGTCGATACTGACGACAATACCGGGTGGTGCGAGGTAGTGATCTGGTTTGGCAGCAGCACCTACGACACCCGGCAGATGAGCGCTCTGCTGGACAGCCTCATTCAGGACGCGGAGGCGCTCGGGATTCCAACCATAACACCCAAGGAAGAAGAAAAGATGCTCCAACGCTGGGGCAAAAAACATGGTTCAGACCGCAAAAATGCGGATGAATAAATAAAAATTTTAGGAGGGCAAACACTATGGCTACCAAGAAGACTGCGGAGATCGTGAACATCAAACCCATCGAGGACAAGATCGCTGTTGTGCGCATCGTCGGGGACACGCCCCTGATCGTTCACAAGTGGACTGAGAAAATGAAGCGGGCTCTGCCTGCCGGAGCGCGGGCCGCGGAGCTGGACGGCATCACGGACAAAAAAGAATACCAGACCCCCATGGAAAGCTTCATCGAGTCCATGTACTGGATCAGCGGAAAGCCCACGGAATACACCCAGGAGGCCTTTGAAGAGGCCATCGCCAACGGCGCTCGGTTCGGATTCCGGGTGGAAAGTTTCAAGCAGGCCGCGATCGATGCCGCCTACAGCAAAAAGTGGCTCCCCAACAAGAAGGGCGTCAAGGGTCTGTTTTTCATCAAGCCCGACTTCATCGATGAGGAAGGATACCAGCTGGTCGAGATCAAGGGCGGCGTTCCGAAAATGCGCGAGGACATCGTGATCCTGAGCGGCATTGGTCGCGCACCGGATCTGCGCTGGCGCGGTGAATTCAGCAACTGGTACTGCGATCTGACCATCAGCTATGACGCGGACGGGATTTACTCCCTCAGCGATATCTGCAACATGCTGCAGGCTGGCGGACGTTACAACGGCGTCGGCGAATATAGGCCGGAAAAAGACGGTCAGTTCGGCATGTTCCATGTCGGCTCCACGGGCGAAGGGGAGTAATCCCCTCGCCCCTGCTTCGGCAGGTTAGGCTGGGCGGGCTATGGCGGGACGAGGATAGGACGGGAACGGCGAGGCTGGCACGGACGGGATGGGCATGTTATGGCCCGGCGGGGAAAGGACTGGAAGGCGCGGATTGGTATGGCAGGCATGGCGATGATAGGTTCTGCATGGCCCGGTCTGGTGAGACGCGGTCCGGAAAGGCGAGCTATGGTCCGGCAGGCATGGCGGGACGAGGCATGTCATGGTTAGGCTACGCGTGGCCCGGATTCGCGTGGCAGGCATGGCCGGGAGAAGCATGGTCGGGATGGGAATGGTGTGTCCCGGAGGGTAAAGGCAGGGCAGGCAAGGCTTAGCGCGGTTAGGCGTTGTTCTGCGACGCACGGCAGGACTTGGCGCGGCTGGTAAGGCGCGGAGTTTCGGGAAATGGCGGGTTAAGGAGGGCCAGGAGCGGTTAGGCAAGGCAGGCCCGGCGCGGAATAGCCTGGAACGGCGAGTTGATGTGAGACATGGTGACGAGAGGCATGGCAGGCATGGAATGGCGAGGCCTGGTGATGCTTGTCGAGGTGAGGTCAGACGTGGATGGGCAGGCATGGAGAGGATCCTCTTGGCGGGCATAGGCGGTGCAAAGCGGGGTTAGTCACGGTTTGGCAGGCATGGATCGGTCGGCATAGGTATGTCAAGGCGGGTTGAGGACGGGAAAGGCACAGAGTGGTGTGGATGGGCAGGAATGGCCCGGGATGGTTAGGTGTTGTACGGTGCGGATCGGCCCGGCCCGGTAAGGCAGGCTTGGCATGGTCCGTAGTGGACGGCAATGTGAGTCAAGATTAGGCGAAGTGAGGATAGGCGAGGCAGGCATGGATCGGCCAGCATAGGCGAGTTAAGGCGAGCCGAGGCGTGAAATGGTTAGGCCTGGCAGGCTCGGAAAACGGAAGGAGGAAAAACGATGGTTTTCACATGGAAAAGCGGGAGCCGGATCAAGGCTGATCCGGTTCAGGCGGCAAAGGTCATGAACGAGCTGGCGGGCCGGGATATGCTCAACGCCAGCAATCTGGTGGAAGTCAGCAAACCGGAGGACGCGCCGTTGCACAGCGAATTCGAATGGGACGATGAACAGGCCGCTGGACAGTGGCGGGAGCATCAAGCCCGGCACCTGATCAATTGCCTGGTTCAGATCGACGAGACGGCGGAACGCACCGAGCCGGTGCGGGTGTACTTCAATGTCGAAAAAACCAGCAGCAATTATGAGCCGCTGGACGTCATCGTCCGGAGCGAGGACAAGGCCAAGAAACTGCTGAAGCAGGCCCTGCAGGAGCTGATCGCTTACAAGCGCAAATACGCGGCTATTCTCCAGCAGTGCGACGCGGTCAAGGAAATGAACAGCCTGCAGATGAAGATGGAGCTGAGCGGAACGGAGGGCAAACCATGGCCGACAGTTGCGGCGCCTGTACCCACGGCAGGCCTGCCGGTGGGAGCAACATCTGGTGCAAACTATACGGCATTGTGATCCGGGAGGACTACACCGGATGCAGATATCAGTCAGGAGGAACGGACCATGATCCAGCGCGGCAGGCCGAGCAAATACGGCAACCGGAAAACCAAGGTCTTCGGGATCACCTTTGACAGCAAACACGAGGCCGAGCGGTACATGGAGCTGCGGGCCATGGAAAAGGCCGGAAAGATCAAGGGGCTGGAACTGCAGAAGCCTTTCGTGCTGATCCCCAACCAGAAGGACGAAAACGGGCGCATCGCTGAGCGGGCGATCCGGTACGTGGCGGACTTTACCTACAAACTGCCGGACGGCGGGACGGTGGTCGAGGACGCGAAGGGATGCCGGACGGATGTTTACAAGCTGAAGAAGAAACTGATGCGGTATATCTTCGGAATTGAGATCAAGGAGGTTTGAGGGCAAAGATGGCAACAATCAACTATCACCTGACCAGCCAGCAGCGGGATCAGCGCCGTGTCTGGCTGGATGAAAAGGACTGCGTACGGCTCACGCGGACGGAGTTTGAGGCGCTTCGCTACATGCTGGGCGCGGTCAATTATCTGGCAAAAGCCAAGGATGTGCTGCAGGGGGGGCCGTGCTTGAAGCGCGTCCCCCATGGGGACGCCCGCATGCGGCTTACCCTGGGCGGGTTGAAAAGCATCATCGATGATATTCTCGGCACCGTGACGGTCAAGCAGTGCATGCAGCTGAGCAACACGATGGCGGACATGGAGATGCGCATGGTGCCGAAAATGACGCCCATGAATACTAATGTGGTCATGGAAGAAAGCATCGCCAAGGAGCTGATCGATCTGGCCAGGGTGGCCTGCAAAGACTGCACCAGAGACGGAAAAACATGCCTGCAGTGTGCGGTCTATCCCAATATGGAG